ACCTTGTACATGTCGTGGAACATGTTAAAGCCTTGCGCCGTACTTTCAAACATGTACAGACGCTCCGGGTTCTTCTCAGCTAGAGAAGCTATCAGGGAAGCTAAACCTTCTTCGTTACCCCAGCTTGCTGTCTCTGTACCATGAAGGTAAGTGATAGCCTTTCCTTGCCCCAAGCGAGACTTATTCCCCGCAATTTGATAGAAAATACGACTCCTATTTTTGAGCACCATTTGATTTCTGTTGTGTGCCACCAAGGGTATTTTGTATTCTTTTGGTAGTCCGTCCATGTACATACCGAGAGTTGAACGGAACATGTCCCGATTCTCTTCTGTATCTGCCACGAGCGTACCTTGCCATCCGGGGTGAGTGAATTGCCAATAGAGGTCAAGGGCAAGGCTAACGGTTGTGATACCAAGCTGCCTTCCTTTGAGGATGACAAAGAAGTGGACATCTTCTGCTAGACCTTTCTGTATTTCCTCCATGACATACTTCTGCGTCCCCAGAAGATTGCCCATTTTCTTTAGGCCTTCTTCTTTGGTTTCAATCTTCAGTTCTGCACAGAACTTGTAGAAGTGTTGGAGGTCAAATTTCACGCAACAATCTTTCCGTGATAGGGAAGGCGGCAGTCAATCATGTGTTCTGTGGTGAACTTGCCTTTGACAATATCATCACAGCGGTTAACAAACATCTGCACATTCTGCTCCAACCGTCCTTGGTACAGATGGTACACACCTTCATCAAAGTGAGTGCCTATGCCGTACAGACCATAGGTATGCAACCGCCACGCCCCTTCCAGGGGTTCTGATGTCCAGTGGGTAGGGTACAGGGTCTTGTAGCGTATGTCTGACATCTCTGCTGCGTAGCACACGTTCTCAGCTACATCCCCGTTAGGAGTCTCCGAAAAAGTAGGACGCTGCATAGCCTTCCATGTCTTACGCCAGATGAAGAAAAAAGCAGGGGCTGCAAAGATATGTGACTTGGGTGGGATGTGATTGCTGGCTTGGGCAATGCCAACAAAAGACTTATTGTCTGCTGCCCAGGCAATAGCATCGTCCACCACTTGCCGGTTGGTAGGTACGCAGTCAATGTCCAAGAAGCCAACAACATCGGAGACACTGTTGTTCATGATGTTGTCCATCCACTCCCCATGAGGAGTCTTCTGTAAGGCGTAGCCTACTTCTAGTCCTAGATGGCGGCACACATCACTGTGTGATTGCAGCATCCTGACATCCGTGTTGGGCCAAGCAAGTGTATGTATTTCAACGTTCATATTTCCCTCTACTGATAAACAACCATTTCAAATTTACCGTCAACCTGATGAATACCTTTTGAGCCAGGTGGGATAGGTTCATTCCTACAGGCATAGTGAACTGCAAAGCTGGTGGGATAGTTCACTGTAGCTTTCTTGGCTCTGACAATCTTTAGTCCACTTTCCTTCACCGCACCCCATAACACCCGGTCATCAATGATGCACAGACTCTTGTCTTTTAAGCCCCAGTTACGCAACAGATGAAAGGCATCACGCCTGATAAGGTAACAATTGGTGTCATTGAAATAATCACCTTCTGACTCTGTGTCCACACCCATGTAAGTGCCGTCCATCCTCCAGAGCCTACGAGGGCAAGTAACGATAGGTGCATCTTCCTTCTCCATTGTTTTGACAAGACGCTCTACATGCTCACGGTCAAACCAGCAGTCAGCATCCAGCAAGCAGATGGCATCTACGCCAGCAGCATCTGCCAGGGCGCAGCCCACCAGCCGGGGTGTATCTCCGTAGTCACCACACGCAGGGAGTTCCACGTGGAACTTGAGTTTCTTAAACTCTTTCCTTGGGAACCCGTCTGCCAGCATGTAGTGGACAACATCCTTGTACGTCTGCTTTAACACGCTGGTACGGCAACGGATAAGAGTATCCAGGTCTTCCTTGTAGTACGGCGTAACCACTGCGACTTTCATGCTGCTACTGCCTCTACTGTAGGTTCTACTGTTACCGTGACTTTTGGCTTTAGGGTACGCTGGTCATAGTTCAGAGAGCCGGCCCAGACCCGTATGAAGTTGCAATCAGGGTTAGCCTTGCAGTCCTCGCACTTAGGTTTCTGAGAACTGTTGTTGTCCCCATGATTGCGGTAGAAGTACAAAGCCTTCTGCAACCTGTAGATAGGGAACTTCTCCGCTATCTGCATGAACAAGTCTCCATCCTCGCAAGTAGGGATGTAGGAAATCTTATCGTTGTAACCCTGGATGCTCTCCAACACTTTAGCGCGGAACACCCCGAAATGTCTCCACCCATGTTTGTGCAAGGTTTTGAAATCGTAACTGGGGCTGGCGCAGTAACTCTCTACATCATTCTTCTTGCTTATCTGTACATGGTCTGTGTACATAAGCATTACATCTGGCTTCTTGTTAAAGGCGTACAGCATCTCCTCTAAAGCCCAGCGCTCTAGCATGTCATCACTGTCAAGATGCCCCCAGAACTCCCCCTTGGCATACTTGGCTGTGTGCTGCCTAGTCTTGTTAATCCCCAGGTTAACCTCGTTAGAGTACACCTGTATGCGCTTGTCTTTCTTCTGCAAGACCTGCGCTAACTCATAAGTCCCATCTGTGGAGCCATCGTCCACAATGATGAGTTCCCAGTTCCTGTACGTCTGGGCTTGGCAACTCTCTATAGCCCACTTGATATACGCCACCGTGTTGTACGCTGGCATAAGAATTGACACCAAAGGTTTATCAGACATCTATCAATAACTCCGTCTCTGCCACTACCCGCATATACGTCCTGAGTCTGTCATCCGACTCCTTGCCGTACACCTTCTCTAGCTTCTTAAGCTGCTTGTCCAAGAACACCCTAGCTTGCACAGGCCCAAACGTCTGCTTGGCAGCAAAGTAGCTTGCCACCAACATCCTAGCCTCTGCCATCTCCAGTATTACTCTGTCGCTCATCACTCACCCGGCGTTGCCATCCAATCCAACAGAGTCTGGCAAGCAGCAGCTACCTCTGGGCTTTCATTCCACTTGTCTAATTCATCCCGTATATTAGCTAGCCTAGCTTTCATAAGCTGGTCAACAAGGTCAGCAGCAGTTGTCTGCTGGTCTACCTTCAGTTCTACTTTCATGCTTGCCTCCATATCCGTATGTTGTCGCCCTCTGTCCTAGCTATGAACACCCGTCCTAGCCGCTTGCCAGCCCGGTAGTTAGCGTTTAACACCTTTGCCCTAGCCTCTACCGGCACAACAAAGGAGTCCCCTACATCCATCACTTCATAAGGGTAGGCGTACACCACCCTGGCAGGGGGAATTGCATAACCGCTTTCTCTCTTTATCTCTTGCATACCATCATCTCCATCTCTACCAATAACTAGATACTAGCACAAACAACAGTAATCCAGAAACCTAAATCTTTTTGGGGGGGACGGGATGTGGAGGTCACACCACACAGAGGCTAGAACCCATCTCAAGTAGCCACAAGGAGCGTAGGGGAATGTAGACTGAGCAGTCACAACCCAGACCCAGGAGTCATAACGTGAACAGGGAGTGCAGTAAGTGACTACCTAGTCTGGCGGTGAACGGGAAGTGACAGACCCCATCCTTGTCCGTCTAATCGGTAGAGACACTACCTACAGAATAAACACCCTAGTATGCTTATAGACTTTACAGTCTAGATTGTAACCTAGATAACTAGCTAGTACAACGGGTGTTTAGACTTCAATCTAGAGGTTCAATGACCTGGACTGTATAAATAGCCAGGTGCAATTGTATAAATTGAATGTATTGCATAATGTGTTTCTAGTCGTATAATCTAATCACTATCTAGCGTTAGATAGCAACTTTATAGGATGTTCCAAAATGCTACGTTCACCATCAATCAAAGCCTTACAAACTATTTTTGGCGAGAATGCGCCACAAGCTAAAGCCTTACTCACTTATACCAGAGAGCAGCTACTGCGTACACCAGTGGGCGAAGCTCGGGCAGCAGAGTGCTACAACCCTCCAAGCACGAAAGATATTCGCATGGAGTGCCTTGACGCTTTAGGCAATTTTTACGGCGTAGAAGCGTTTGACACTAAAAAGGGAGAGTGCCTGTATCTGAACGCTGGAGATGCTTACACGCCCACGCTGGTACGCTTTAACGGGGTTTATTTAGTCACCACTTGGGGCGACATAGCAGAACGTCACGGCATAACTGCATAAGGGGAACACCATGAATCAGACAACAAAACGCTACCCGCGAACCCTCGCAGAGGCTTTCCCACGGCATCCAGAGGCTCATTTTGAAGACGATAGCGGCTGGGATGGGCATAGAGTGCTAGAGTATGCTTTAGTCCTGTTTTTAGTGGCCCTGCCGGTGTTCTTTTGGCTGGTGTAATGCGCGTCCTAGTCGCTTGTGAATACTCAGGGGCGGTGCGGGATGCCTTCCTACGCGCTGGACACTACGCCGCCTCCTGTGACCTGCTGCCAAGTGATTCACCACTTGGAGACCATTACCAATGTAGCGTCTTAGACATTCTAGACCACGGCTGGGACTTAATGATTGCTCACCCCCCATGCACGTATTTGTCAAATTCTGGGGTGACCTGGCTACATAGAGACCCATCAAGATGGGAAAAAATGCGAGATGGTGCAAGGTTTTTTAAGGCTTTATTGGATTGCGATATACCCCGGAAGTGCGTAGAAAACCCCATTCAGCACAAGTACGCGCGGGAAATCATAGGCAGAAAACAGACCCAAATCGTGCAACCTTGGATGTTTGGACACATGGAACAAAAAGCTACAGGGCTCTGGCTGGACAACCTGCCGCCCCTTTTGCCAACGAAAGATGTAAAAGCTGAGATGATGTTATTGCCCAAAAAAGACAGGGAAAGGTTGCATTATTTGCCTCCCTCGCCTGACAGATGGAAGATTAGAAGCACAACATTTCAAGGGATTGCAGAGGCAATGGCTGAACAATGGGGCGTTGACCGATATAAAAAGTTATGTTAAAGTTCTTTCCGTTGTCGTAGTAGTCAACAGATGAAGGCCGTTTACACATGCACTGCCCCCACTATCGGGGACTACTACCAGTGCAGTTGTAAGCGGCTTTTTTTTGGTTTCCACTACGCGCAACCGCCCAAGTGTCGGTCACCATACGGCAGGCTTGGGGGATACGCGCTACTGTGGGAAAGGTCTGAGAGAGCGCAGCAGGTGGCGAAGCCAGAGCCTGTGACCGAACGTCTGGCGGGTTACTGCGGCTCCGTCCGAGTATGAAGGCAAACCTGGTTTTCCCTTGGGAGGGCTAGGTTTTGCTCACCATCCGAGTGAGGGTTTAGAGTAGGTGAAAAGCTATAGTAGATAAGGGTCTACAGTAGGTAGTAATCTTTTTTTTAGAGGGTAAGACTATGGATGAGTTTAAGACTTTCAGAGGGCTATTAGCCTTTCTCTTTTTTTTAACAGGGCTAGTCTTATTGTTGGCTGCATGGTGGACAACATGACAGGCTATAAAAGCAAGAAGGCTATGGCAGAGGCCAAGCTGGAAGATGACGATACGCAGGTATACCAAGACCATCCAGCGCAGGAGCCTGTGGCAAATGACAGGGCGTTACAACTTGTTACATATCAAATGAATCACTGGAGAGTCTACGCACTGGAGTTACAGGAGAGGCTGGTCAAGTACGAAGGTGGTGCGCCAATGCTTTTAAATAAGGAGAAGAACAATGGATAAAGACAAAGCATTGAAGCTGGCGCTTGAGTTTGTCGAAAATGTTCATTTAGGCGAATGTCAAGGCTCAATTGAACGCCAAGAGGAAATAGTCACCGCCATTAACAAAGCCTTGGCACAGCCAGCGCAGAAGCCTGTGGCCTGGTTATATGAAGGGGAGTATTCCAGTGGTTCTTACAGCGGTAACTATTTTGCATGGAATGTCACTATGAATAAACATGCTACAAACGCCGCAAGAAAAGTAAAACCCCTCTACACCGCCCCACAACAGCGCCCTTGGGTGGGGATTACGGATGAGGAAATGGAATCCATATTCCTGCAATGTGGGG